TTATCCCAATAGTCAAAGATCTTATATAAATCATTGAGTATTAAAAGCGTCTCTGGCATCACTTCACCTTGTTTATACATATTATATAGAAGGGGATAATCACCGGCTTTGTTTACATTGAGTGCTTCATTGAGTGTATCAAATTTAGACAGATCTTGCTCAAAGCGATAAGTCAGGCTTTCATGCCTGGCTTGTAATTTCTTACCTTTTTCAAGTGAATCTTCGTTAAATAGATGACCGACCCAGATGTTAGACTTTTCAAACAAATTTGCTATTAACAAATATTTGATATTCTTCACACGAGCTAATTTATCATAGAATACCTGGTCTTTTCTAGATAAGAAATTATCCTTCTTTAGTCTGGTTTTACCTTGATACTTCACATAATCGTAATCTGACTTGAAGTGAAGTTTCATAGCCATGAACATACTATAAGCTTCAAATGGTTTCAATTAATTGACCCCCGACTTGACTCCTAACTTGATCCCATACTTGAACCTCAACATGATCCCATACTTGAGCCATGACTTGACTCCTAACTTGATCCCAGACTTGATCCCTTACTTGATCACAGACTTGATCCCTTACTTGATCCTCAGCATGATCCCTGACTCGCCAATAGACTTGAGACAAGACTTGACCCCTGACTTGACCCCTTACTTGATTCCAGACTTGACCCCAGACTTGATCCCAGGCTGGATCACTGATTTGATCCCAGGCTTGATCCCAGACTTGCTTCTTAAGCGGTTTCATACAGGGAGCCTTGTTGTCTTAGGGAGATAATTAAGATTTTCAGCACTCTCTTGAATTTTAGCTTTAAGGTTGGTTCCATTCCTAATTTGAGCGGCAATAGCTTCAACGTCTAGTTTATTTTTTTCACAATAATCAATGACGGCATCAATGTAATCAACTTCGCCCTTCCCACGTCTTACCAACTTTTCAATTTCAACGTGTAAGTCTTGTATATTCAGGCCTGGTTTGTTCATGTAATCCTCAATGTTTATAGAAAATGTGATCACCTATAGAGGCAACTCTAGTAAAAGTATCGGACCAATATGGTTTAATGTGTGAAGCGTGATAAAATAATGACCCACCGGTAAAATCATCATATTCATTAATTGTCTGATAAGCGATGCTAAACGACTTAGCAACTGCTTTAGGATCGTTCATAATATCCTTAAGACCATCACAAGTCCAAGAAAATTGACAACCCCTAGAATTCCTTTGATAGACTACACCACAAATACTATCAGGAAAGCCTGTGGTCATGACTCGATTGATGGTAACATATGATACTGCCTTCATACCCTCTTCACTTTCACCTCGAGCCTCATGGTATATATTCTTTGCTAAACAAAGCATTTCATCGATATCATAACGAAATACATCTAATTCTGAATATTTATGTTGTTCTATATAGACATTTTTATATTGAATGTCTTTTAAGACTACTTCTTGTTTAGGTCCATATAGGAACATGCCTAAAGTACTTAGTAGTGTCGTACATAGAAAGATGGTTAGATATTTTTTGGAATAACTCATTTCTTACCCGGGGGGCTCACCAAAGCTAGATCTTATTTCTAGTTATACTTCGATGAGCCCCCGGCCTTAAGTGGTTGCAGGAGAGGGACTCGAACCCCTGACCTTTAGGATATGAACCTAATGAGCTGCCGCTGCTCTACCCTGCGTTAATAAGTGAGAGGTATTCTGTTGCAAGGAACCTCTCTAACCCCGCGTAACTATGCAGCTACTGCAAATGCTTCGTTGTCGTTAGCATTTATTTGTTCGACCCGATAACGGCGGTATCATGCCGGAAATCTCAATGATCTTTATGACTACCAATCGACCCTAGTTCGTCCCCAGCAAAAATAGACTTCCTCGTTGTGCCATTCTAAGTTGTACCGGCATAGGTACAGAAATCTACTTTTGGTGGAGACGGCCGGTACTGCCCCGGCGTGTTGTATAGTTTATTTCATCACCTTCAACAATTTCAATATATTTATAATACTCTATTTTTAGGTCAATGTAAACCCTTTTCTTTTATTTTAGTTTTTTTGTAAAAAATTATTCGCCGTTGACGTGCTCGAGCAATTGCGTAATAAGTGTATCTTTCTTATAACGGCGGTCAAGCTCAAGATTAAAAGTCCTACCAAGTTCTTCTAACTCGGCCTTGGTAAGCTTTTCCAGATCTTCTCTATATAGAGCTGGCCAACTCTGCTTATTAAATGATAGCAACTCTTTGATGTATAAAATAACTCGCATAATCCAAATCATATTGGTTCTCCTTTTATGTTCTTGTTATTTATCCTTTAAATTAATTAGATTAATTTCAAAAGTCCGACGACAATCGCACATATTCCTCCACCAACAATCAGTGGTAGCACATATAAAAGTTGTTCTTTAAATGATACATTAGAACTTTTGCTCTTTTTCTTTCGCCCGCTCTTCTTAGGTGAACCCATTAGGCTTCTCCATTAATCGTTGGGTTGACCAGGTCCCGACGAAGGTACCTATAAATGGTCTGGAAAACTTCACCGTGTGGTGAGTTCTTCTTTTTCCTAAGGTGTTTAGGGAGATTAAAGGTATATTGAACGTAATGTGATACTTCATGTGCCACAATAATCAAGAGGATATCTTTGTCATCCTTAACATTGATATTGCCAATCACCTTATCCTTACTCAATCGCTTGTATTCCTGGAACACAGTGTTACCATATTGCCAGTAATTGGTTGGGATTGAAATACTTTCAAATCCACCATAACCTCGAGCCTTAGGTCCATGAGCAAATTTCAAGTCGGAGAGAATACGCTTTGTGGCTGATGCGTTCAATCCCAACTCGTATTTCTTCTTTCGAAGGTGCTTCATGCAAAGAGTGACATATTCTTTGATGAGTTTTTCACTTAGGTCAGACATGTTGTTCCTTTTTTCAAACCTTATATTATTATAATATCATACTGGTCTGAAAAGTACACAACTATTTTTAATTAAAATACCTCACTGCATGGTCCGCGCAGTGCGTTGCTGCCCAACTTTCTGGCTTAATCTTAGGTGAGAACCCAAACATACCTTGAACATAACCAATTGCTTCTTTCATAGCAATTTGAGACTTATGCTTAGGATCAGAGTTAATGTCAAGATGGATTTCTAGGTTACGATCCCCGACATAATCAATAACAGCTGATGCCGCTTCTACAGCATAAGCTACTTCATTTAGAAGCCTTTGCTTTAGTGAACCAAAGTCTTCCATTTCAATTGAGTTGTGGAAAATTTGACAACCGTGCTTAGAGTCCTTGTGAATAACAATTACAGTTGTATAACGAGCCTTAAATCTATTCTTACCAATTGAATACTTTTGAGAGTCACAACCAATGTATACAGAAGATTCATTGGAAGACGCCTTAATAGATTCGATTGCTTCGTCGTAGTTAGACATGATTAAGTCCTTATCAAATGAAACCTTAGCATCATGTGCAAGACATCTTCTTTAGCCAGCTGCACATACTATCTCTCTTTTATATTGACTAAGAGATTCCCTTCACCCTTATGTAGTCTATGATATACCATTTTTGGTATCTTGTAAGTTTCGTTGATTTCTAAGTCAAATGGAAGTTTATCATCAAACTGAAGTTTCCATCCCACTCCATCAACTATAGTTATCTCTCTATCTCGCTCGTCTTGGTGCCATATCAACTCATCTTCTTCTACATTTTCTTTGAATAATCTAAGTTTTGTGCCACTTTGTAGACAGAAATCCTGATATGGTTTTACCAAAAGAATGAGCCTCCGCCTGATAGACCAAGAGATTTGGCGTAACGGGGCAGACGGCATGCCCAGTATGCGGCTGAAGTCTTATCGTTTTGCTCTGAACACTTATGTCTTGCGGCAAATGACTTTCTTGCTTCTGGATCGTTAAGCTTAACTTTAAGTCCAGTTGTGTCGCCCCATGTTACTTTCTTAATGCGGTCGCCATCTTTAACATAGACATAGAATTTCTTAGGACCACCCCTCATTGGCTTGTTGAGAGGCTTGTTCTCGCCTTCTGCTTTTTCAACAAGGTGGTCATCATACATGATTTGGTCAAGTGGAATCCACTGACCGTTGAACTGAGCAAAGTCACCAAGATTGCTTTCAAGAATTTCTTGGTCGGCAAGTGACTGTGGCTTGTATTCGCCAGCTTCGTATCTTTCTCTCAGGTTGACAAAGTGCTGAAAATACATTTTTGAACCAGCACGATATACGTTCTCGTCAATTAGAGTTGTTTTGCAATCATCACAGCAAGGCTCTGACTCTTCTTTAGAAATAGGCATACAGTTTGGCACCATTTTGCCACCCTTCTTCTTCATGCCTACCATTTCGTACCCCTTCCAACAAGGGTCTTCTTTTTCAGAAAGATATTCTAGAAAAGTCTTCATTATTTGCCTGCCTTTATTGAATTACCTTATTATTTATAAAATAATGTTTTTTTTGAGAAGAGTGCTCTATCCTGTTGAGCTATACTGCTATAATTGGTGCCCACGGCAGGACTCGAACCTGCAACAACCGGTTTAGAAGACCGGGATTCTATCCATTGAACTACGTAGGCTTTGTTGGTAATGGTACCTCTAATAGGGATTGAACCTATATCTAACGATTATCGGTCGTTTGCTCTACCATTGAGCTATAGAGGCAAAAATGGTGGTCATGCTTGGATTCGAACCAAGATCGTCCCCTAATCTGGGCTCCGGGATATAAATCCGGCCGCTCTACCATTAAGCTACATGACCGATGGCGGATGGAGAAGGGATTGAACCTTCGCTACCTTTCGGTAGGCCATGGCTTAGCAAGCCAGCGCATTGCCACTCTGCCACCCATCCAATGTTGGTGGAGGAGACGGGTAACGCTCCCGCTCAGCCCGGTGTGCAAGACCGGGTGCTATCCTTATAGCTCCCCCTTTGTTGGCGGATAGGGTGGGAGTCGAACCCACACGACACTGGTTAGTCCTAATGGTTTTCAAAACCACGGCCACCGCCCATTGGCTTGCCTATCCTTGAATTCTTTATAAGATAAGGTTGAGATTACACCTTTATACGATTGTCTTTCGTTACCCGTACCCAATCCCTTGCGAGGATGGTTAGGACTTATCCACTTAATAGGTTTCCCTTATTAAGTAACAATCAATGCTGCTTTTTTTAGAGTGTAGCTTTTCACTCGTCATAACATGCTACTCATCATTTATTCATACGCTGGCCTTGCGAGCCATTAAGCCTTGCGAGCTACGTCTTCACAAACAATAACTACTTTCACCTTGCGAGTTCCGGTAGACCTTATTCAACCTAAGTTGTAAGGTTTTAAGCATCTTTCACATGCTATCGAGGCAGTCTTTGCGTTTAAGTGTTTCTTTCTTTCAAGATAAGAACGGCTTTACCAAATTTGCCCACTCCCCCTCAGATAATGGTGGGGGAGGCAGGACTCGAACCTGCAAACTTTGTACCTACCAAGATGTGCTGCCTCTGTTGCTTCGAACCTTGTTAGGAGCGAAATACAACACACCTCATGCCTTTTGTCTTGCGAACTACTAAGCGAGCCTTCACGATTATGGTTCTTACACCACGGTCGTTTGTCTTAAATGATGCCCTTACTTGCAAGGCTAGGACTATCATTTTACACATTGAGTTTCTGTATTGACTGTGTTAGCGTATAATGGTAACAGTGCTACCTGCTTACATCTCACCGTTTGGCCTGATGTTATCCTTTCGGACCATTATCACAGTTTCCTACATATTGCCGTGTTAATCGACACGGAGAACTTAGCATAATAGCAATATTCTCCTTCTCTGTGCTTGCGTACATGGACCTATTGCTAGGCGGTGGTCTTGTAGGAATTCCACCTTTACAACAGTTGCCTGTTGCTATCCTAATGAGCATACGCGCCCAATTCTTTAATTATGGTGCCCCCGGAGAGATTCGAACTCCCGACTTTCTGATTACAAAACAGACGCTCTGGCCAACTGAGCTACAAGGGCTTTATTGGTGACAACCCCAGGAATTGAACCTAATCCTAATGTGCTTCAAACATTCGTGCGCACCAGCTACACCAGGTTGCCTTTGTTGGTGCCCGTGGAGGGACTCGAACCCCCAACATCCTGCTTCTAAGGCAGGCGACTCTACCAATTGGCCTACACGGGCTTTGGAGCAAAAACTAACTGGCCCCATCATATTTGTTGAATAACTGTACATAACTTTATCCTAATTGGGGTGATCAGCCGGGTTCGAACCGAGCTCCTCAACATTCACAGTGTTGTATGCTACCATTTACACCTTGATCACCGTAAAATATAATTACGCAGCGGTTCTTCTCTCTTAGAGTTAAGTCAATCGCTAAAATTGCAACTTAATATCCTATCCCATAAAAGTAGATCACAAGTTACTCACTACTGGGACTGCGTAAAGTGGCGGTTCTAGGGGGAATCGAACCCCCATTGACAGATCGACAATCCGCTGTTCTGCCGTTGAACTATAGAACCTTTATTAGCCGAACTTTTTCTTAAGGCGTTCAAATTCCTTACGTTCTTTAGCTTCCTTCTTAGCGGCAACAGCCTTCTTCTTGGCCTTAGCCTTTTCTTCTTCCTTTAAGCGCTTAGCCGTTTCAGATGAAGTTTCATCACGCATATAGTGAATGTAAGCTTCAACACTATCACCTGACCACCCGGTATCAAATGAAAAACTGAAATCAGATGAGCCTTCGTGGATATCCTTCAACCGATCCACTTCATATTGGAAATGTTCGATAACGCTTTCAATTGATTGACCATCAATATCCCACATATCAAACCGTTCTTTATCAAATACACGCTTAGTCATGTTGTGTTCCTTTTTTCAAACCTTATACTATTATAATAACACACTGGTTTTAAAAGTAAACAACTATTTTCAGTTTTTTGTAAAAAAGTTGGTGGGTAATCTACGGAATCGAACCGAGTTTTCGTGGTTTTGGTGGGCGCACTTGGAATCGAACCAAAAGTTTGCGTGGTTTTACAGACCAGACGAGATGCCAACCTCTCCCTACGCCCAGATTACTTTTTATATAAATAAGTGTAAGTCGCGGAATTTCAGCTTCCCACTTACTCTAACATCTAAATAGGAGATATCAGCATGAACAACTGTATTTATTGTTCTAAAGAAACTAAAAATCAAAAATATAGACAAAAGGGCAATAAACTCTAAAGACGAGATGCCAACCTCTCCCATTACCCGTCCCCCTAGAGGGATTCGAACCCTCGTCCCAGGCTTGAAAGGCCCAGTGTCCTGTCCAGTAGACGATAGGGAGTATAAACGCGAAAAACCGCCTATAGTTCCTTTGGAACTACTACTACCATATTGGATTTCGCTGATGTTTTTGTGGTATTATACCAATCGAGACTAATGCTATGTGTAGACACACATCGC